AGGTTGACGATTACGGCGAAGACAGCGATTTTGTGCGTGTACGCATCCGCGGTGTGTTTCCGCGAGCCGGATTCAACCAGTTTATAGACTCGGAGACTGTGGATAAATGCCGCCACTACATCGCCCCGGAATCATCATATGAAAGTCTGCCGATAATCATGGCGGCGGATGTTGCACGATTTGGAGACGATGCAAACGTTTGCTGCATACGACAAGGGCGCAAGGTGTTTCCATTAATAAAGTGGCGAGGTATTGACACGATGCAAACCTCGGATCGGCTCTGCGAGATATACCGGTCGATAACGCCCGATATTCTGTTCATCGACGGTGGGGGCGTCGGGGGAGGAGTGGTAGATCGTTGTAAGCAACTGCTTCCTCAAAATAAGGTTCGAGAAATCAACTTTGGATCCGCCGCTCATGACGACACCAAATATTTCAATAAGCGCGCGGAAATGTACGGCACGGCTCGGGACGCTCTCAAGGCGTCGCTTGATCTTACGAATGACGCAGATCTTGAGCGTCAATTGACAAGCATTCAATACGGCTTCTCCAATAAACAGCAGATTCAAATCGAGAAAAAAGAGGATATGAAGAAACGCGGTCTTTCGAGTCCGGACGAAGCTGATGCCTTCGTATTGACATATGCAGAACCGGTGCTCAAAGAACGGGAAGAGAAACCGTTTATTCTCAACCCTATCAAACGTGACGTAACCTATAGTCTGGCATGAGGATGATATGAAAACGTTGATTTTAATTATGTCAATTATCGGAATGGTTGCTGCACAGATGAACTATTCCGGATACCGAGACACAGTACTCGTGACCGGTTTCCAAAGTACCGGTACCGGTACCACCCGAGGTTTTGAATTCAGTCAGTTTGAAAACGTTCGCCTGTTCGCAATGGCAAACGATACGTCGGCTACCGGTTTCGCGTCTGACTCCATCAATTTCCAATGGGGTATTTCTATAGGTGACGTGGTGATCAATTCAAGCGGGAAACGCGATACGACGTGGCAAGAGCGCGTGGTGATAGATACGTTCAATACGCTCACCGCGGCGAACATGGTACAGAGATACATGGTTCCCGACACGACGACCGGCAACGTTCCCACTCCTCGAAAATACGTTGACACAGTAAACGTTACCGGGTACGCGGTCCAGGACCGGGCGATCACTCCGGCATGGTCTCCGGTATTCCGATACTGGTACACCGGATTAACAGGAAACAAGGTTTCGAGTTCGTATATCAAGTTAATTTTCGGTCAATCGCGCCGGGTTTATTCAAACGTGCATAACCAGTAGGTTGCAATGCCTGATCAAAATAAAATTGATCTGATTGAGGATTTCGAGAAACACGAACAATCCATTGCAAAGTACTGGAAAGCGCGAGTTAATGGGTATTATCAATCTCCCTGCTATGATGCGCTCGATAAAAAACTCAAAGTCATGCAGGACTGTTCAGATCTGATTCCTGCCGCGAGCAAATTCAATGACTGGCAGTCAAATGTATCGTTCCCTATTGTAAAAGAAAGAATGCTTCTTCGTCGATCAATACTTTCCTCGAATTACCGGTCTCCTGAAATCTATTCCCTAACTCCGATCGGTGGAACTCCGTATGAAAACGCGGCTCGCGCACAAGTGGTACTCAACCTCAATATGTCGCATATTCGATTCCGGGAATTGGCATTAAAACCCGGAATAGATACGACATCGAAGTTTGGATTCTGTGTCATATATAACTATTGGAAGCGGTCAGGAGAAAACGAACTGAAGACTGTGTACGACAATATCACTGGACTTTACTCACGCAAAAGAGTTCCGAACAATTATGAGAACTCGTACTGCTGTGAATTGAAGCCTCGCGATTATTTCCAGAACCCAGATATTGCCCGGGCAGAAGAAAGTGACTTTCAAGGGCACATACGCCGCGTTCATGTGAGCGAATTGGTTACAATGCTTAATGACACAGTTTACATCAAAGAAAATGTTCAAAAGGTCTTGGAAGAGGCACGCAAGGGGCAAATCCGAGGTATGGTCTCGTATCGAGGAAGCGACGATTATTCGAAATACGACGAGCGCCGCTACTACATTGATATTTACAGAATTGAGGGCAAGTGTAATATTGTCGGCAACGAGGAAGACGGGGAAACTTACGTTACAGAAATGATAGGAGATACCATTATCCGCCTGACTCGTGAGGATTACGACCGGGGGATCAGATCCTACGTGGTGTGTTGTATTGATCATAGTTCGAAATACTGGTTTGGGGTTACCGACGCAGAATACGTTGTGACGCATGAGAACTATCTCAATACCCTGCTTGGCATGAACCTTGACAATGCGATGAGATCGATTCAGCAGTATGTTTTCTATGACAAGAAAAAAATATCCGGAAGCGATCTGCAGAATATTTATCGAAACGGCGGCCTTGTAGGGGTCGACGCGAACGATATTCCCATTTCTCAACTGGTAAGTGCATTCCAACCAGGACGTATCGACCTTTCCTCTACGCAAATGGCGCTCAATCAGGTACAACAAAGTATCCAACAGATGGGTACAAAGGTCGATTTATCGCGCAAAGCCGAAGATGGAGGGCTTCAGAACAAAACTGCGACCGCGGTAAATCAAATGGCGGGTATGGGAGATATGCTCGAAGCCGATCTTTTAGAAAATTTTGATTTCGGAGTGATCCGGATAGGGTTCATTCACCTCGTTTTACAAGCTCAATTTTTACCCCAAGTTTTCTATGTGCGTGCGAAGGCAAAAGAAATAGAACAAGAATTTCAGAAATTCTACATCCTTGGAGAGTTCGATGTTGACATACAATCGACGCTCCAAAAGAACAAGGCGGGGGAGATGCTCCGTCTTCAGAACTTAGTCACATGGTGGCTGAATATTTCGATGAATCCGCAATTGCAGCAGGCTGGGGTAAACATTCTTCCGTTGATAAAAGATATTTGGACAAAGGCCGATGTTCCGAGCGATGAAATCATGCCCGATGAACAGGCTCAAATGGGCGCCCCTGGAATGGTCCCGAGTAATCCACTTCCTGCAATGCAGGGAGGAAGCATGGTTCCGGTCAATCCCTCTCCGTTTCCGGCTCCATTGCCCTCCCCTATTACTACAGGGGGTGTGATGTGATCAACTGGTTGATGCGAGTCCTATTCGGGAAAAAGATCGAGGAATTGAATCGTATTGAAAAGGCTTTGAATGATAAACTATCTGAAGTAAACACGGTTTATACCACTATAAAGATATACAGCGGTATCGACACGTCTTATTATTCATGGTTGTGCGGCATCTTGAAAAGTGAGGAGTACAGATATCTGTTATTCGATCTTCGAGAAAACGTTTTGCGGGATATGGTGTCCACTTCCGACAAAGAGCAGATAATGCGCAACATGGGGCGTCTGGATATGATAGGAATAATTGACAATTACATTAACCGATACAAGATAGATTATGAAAATTCGATTCGAAGAAATACTGAAGTTGCCAAAAAGTAGCCCTATGCCGAAAGAGGCGAACGCGGCCATTCGAGACGCTCTTCCTGCGGCACTGGTAAGCAATGGAGTTGGAAAGCTATTGGAAAAGATCGAGGGGCGACGATGGTTCGGAAAACTGAAGTATCCTAAAAACGATCCCAAGTTTGAATTTACCTTCCGGTTTGGTGTATGTCAATGCTTCACCACTCTTTTCGAAGAGGGTGAAGCAGCTTTTTACATGAATACGAACAATGAAAACGTTGACTTCGGAGGAAAGAAAAAATGAAGGAATTAAAAATCGTTCAGGACGATGACGGGAAAATAACCGTCGAGAGTACCGGAGACGACGGCAACCCGCTTATCACCGAAGCGGGAAGTGTTGATGAAGCGATCGACCAAATCAAGAACGAATTCGAAGGGGATCAAGGTGGAGAATCTGAACCCATGGGCGATGATATGCCCGGTGAAATGCCTATGGAAGAAAACGGACCGATCGCGGCATCGAAGGGAAAGAAACTTGAAGACAAGTTGCCGTTAATTGACAAAAAGAAAAAGGGTGCGAATACAAGAAGCCCGGCCGATTGGAAAGATTACTCGGGGCTTTAAAAAATGCCTTTTAAATCAAAAGATCAGGCATGGTACTTTTACTTTAATAAGCCAAAGGTTTACAAAGAGTTTAAACAACATACTAAAAGCATGAAAAATCTACCTGAAAAGGTTGATAAAAAGAAAAATTATACCTAAAAGGGGAAATTATGGCTGATGTAGCACAAGAACCAGCAGTTGAAGGTCAAGTGGCTTCCGAAACATCTTCGGTTGACCAAAGCGGCTATTTGAATGATGCATTTAGCGGATATCTTCAAGACCCGAATACGGATGCCACTGATGAATCGAAAAACACCGAAAACCAGGCACAAACGCCGAAAGAAGAAAAACCACAGGTAGAAAAACCGAAAGAAGATGTAAAAAAGGAAGAGGAGAAAAAGGTAGATCCCTTCGAAAAAGCATTCCAGAACGAATCGGGAGATTTCGACATTGAAAAGCTCATGGGCATATCGCTTGATGGACTCAATTTTCAGTCAGATGAAAAGCCACAAGAATCTTCCCGGCCTGAAGTGAAAAGCAATATTCCCCTATGGCAACAGGAATATGAGGCTGAAAGAACGTTCAAGGAGAACGTCAACAAATCACGTCTTGGACCTATTGAATCGGCATACACTCGAATTCAGCAAATCCAGATCCCGGATGAAGTAAAAAATATTGCTCTTTCTGTTCTGAACGAGGAGTACATCAAGGCCAGGGATGAAAATGAGAAGTTCTTCCGAGAGAGGGAACAACAGAACACGTTCAAAGCGCGCCAGGAAGAACAAGAACGATTGAGAGAAGAGGTTAGGTCGGCCAAACTGCCGGAACTCGCCAAAACGAATGCCATGGCGATCATTTCGAAACTTCCCGGCGGAGAATCGAAAGAAAAGATAGATCTATATAACCGAATTATGTTCGGTCCCGATGCGGGAGGTGAACTACTTCAATACTTATTCGCCGATAAATATCCTGATTTCAATAAAAAAACACCGGAAGAACAAAATCGGGTAAGATTAAAATATGTAAATGAACTTCAAGCTAATGGAGAAAGGCTTCAAGCCCATTTCGAATGGTCAAAACGATTTTTAACAGCCCACCCGGAAAATATGAAAAAGATCATGAGTCAGGTTTCGCGCTCCGCCGAAGCGAATACGAAAAGCAATGCTTTAGCGGCGCAAAAGAAACCGGATGGGTCGGTAAATAGACAACCGAAAACGGGAAATTCAAACTGGGATAAATATTTTTCCAATCCCAAGGAATTAAAAACACGAATTTGAAAGGATTTCAATATGACTATTACCAGAAGTAGTGTGTCGTCTGGTGGCGCACCGACCGTTCCGGCGTTTAGCGCCACGCAGCAGAATAAGAGAGACGTACTTGACTATATTAAGTTCAACGTCGCGAGAAACTGTAAATTGATTGCCCTTCTCGATGAATTCCAGGTGGGAAAATCGGACATTTCTTTGTCGAAAGGAATGATCAAGAAAACGGAGGTTACCCAAAAACGTTACGAATGCTATAATCATACCGATTATGACAAATACATAACGGTAACATCGTGCGTCATTATCTCTTCCGGTCCGACATATACGTTGACCGCTGACTCGACGGCACAAATTAAAGTATACGACACCCTTTACTATTTCGATCAGTCAACAGGTAAGACGCTTTCCGCTCGTGTTGACAGCATTACGAATACCACGGTATGCGTTGTTGAAAGCTTCGGCGATACCGCCTTCTGCCCCGACGCAAACACCGTTGTAGGCGTCAGTGCGACGGCCTACCCGGACAATAGCGTCAATCCGTCCTACATCAGCAAGGACTTTGACAATGTTTACAACGTTCTTCAGATTTCCCGCGAGCCGGTTGCAATCAGCAATACCATGCTGAAATCGGAGTTCTACGCCACGAAGGATTATTTCAAACTTCTTAAAATGATCAACATGGCGCGATTCTACGAAAAGATGGAGCGTACTTGGCTGTTCGGAAACAGGCCGACGGGATCGCTCAATGTCAATCCGGCAGGAACCGCCCTTACCGGTACATTCTCGACCACTCAAGGGGCATTCAACTGGGCGGCGAACAGTTATGACATGAACGGGAACATGACATCATTCAAGCTCAAGACAGAACTTTCACGGGCGCTTCCCGTCGTCGGCGAAGGCGATCCAATGATCTGCTTGGCCGGGTTCGATGTTCTGGGAAGAATCGATGATATGGTATACGACAAGGTTCAATATCAGATCGATGTGGGTAGTGGAAAAACGACTCTCCAGAAATGGGGGATCAACACGAAGATCATCAAAACGCAGACGTTCGAAATGGAACTTGTCAATCACAAGGCTTTCAATGAGGGAGAATTAGCAAGAACGATGTTCATATTCAACCCGGAAAATACCGATTTCGTACATCTTCCCGACAGGGATATTTTCCCGAATGTCGGTATTCAGGAAAATGACAGGGATGGAGTCATTGACGAAGTGATGGGTGAATGTGGGTTCCGTACAAACGATGGCGGTCAGTCCATGGCAATCATAAAAAATTGCTGGTAATCAATTGGAGGGGAAACCCTCCATTTTAAGAAACAAAAAAATGAAAGGCTTTCTATGAAAAAGATTTTTGCAGGCATCTTCACCATGATCGCGGTTTCGCTATTGATGGCCGCGGCCGCTACGAACCCCTATTCTCCTTCGGAAAAGAGTTCATTCCCTTCAAACGTAACTATTTACTCTCTCGGATCATCCAGCACCACCGATACCCTGTACACGAGTTCCGGTCAGGTGGTGTATGGTCCGTATAGCATTTGTACGGGTGCAAATATGTTTATGGCAAAAGGGTTTCAAGCCTATATGCCTACCGGTGGGCTCGCTTCCGGAGATAGCATTCAGTTTCTTTACCAGATTATTCCTGGAAATCAACTATCAGATACCATGACTACTTGGAACGCCGTGGACACCTTTATTACCGGTAAAAAAGGCACCTATACTGACATAAGTTCAAGGGCAGGGGGCTCAATCGTATTCAAACTCATTAATTTGGATGCATCCAAGGTTGGATTGGTTGCGAGGAAGAAGCTTAAGATTGCAATCATTACCACGTCATCGGAGACAAAGCAGTAACCAGTGGGGTAAACCCCCACTTTTTTATACTTAAAAAAGGAATATTTATTTATGGGAATCAAACATGCGGCTCTCGGAGTTTATCCGAAACAAAATCTTTCCGACAAAGTGTATTATGCCAATCGTATGAACATGCCTTTTTCGTATCACCTCAAGGGTGAGGATGGAAAATTCATACCTTATAAAAACCCGATGACCGGAGAACCCAGACGAAACGGCAGAGGGGAAATTGAACACCGACACGAAACCGTGATGTTCACAAAATGGATAACCACCTTTAGCGATGTAGGCTATTGGTGTGTATTTGTTGTAAACAAAGACACGCCTAAAGAACTTGCCAATGCTCTTGAAGAAGCGGCGGTTAGTAAAAAAAGCGAAATCATGAGCGAAAAAGCGTTTCTGGAATTCAGTAATCCGATTCTCGCTAAACATTTATCCGACACCGACAATCTGTATAAAGAAAAGGAAAAGCTTGAGCGCGACGTTGCGGTTATAAGAGCGGAAAAGGGAAAACTTGAAGACGAAATCAATCGCCTCAAACAGAAGGCCGGTATTAAGTAATGTTCGCCGACACCTATTCCGATCTTGCACTCACATTCAACGAGTGGCTTGACAATTCCCCGACCGGCGGGGAATATGTCACCAATTTGACTCTTGACTATGCAAATAGGGCACAAGATTCAATTTGGAGTGAACCAGCAAATGGATGGACACTCCTTACAAGATCGGAGAAACTTACCATAGCGAACCTTATCGCTACACTTCCCACTGGATGCGGATTACTGATTCATGTTTATTCCGATTGTGATTCCGATGGTAAACCTGATTTTTATTATTTCAAAGACGGACGATTAATCGATGGATTCAAATTCATTCCCGGATTCACAAAGGCGAGCGGGCATACAAGATCAATTCAATTTTTTCAGGCGCCGAACGAGCCTATATACTGCGATTATCAAGTAAAACTTGATGCTTTTGCGGGAACGAGTACAGAATACATGTTTTTCCCAAAAAGTATCATGCTTGGCAAAATGCAGTATCTCCGATGTCTCGATAAGGGCATGTTGAATGAATGGAAAGCGTTGAGTGCCGAATACGAAAAAGAACTTTCCAGATTCAAGAGCCAACACCAGAACGTAGGAGAAATGCCGGGAATAACCATCAATGATTCATGGGGAAAAGAGGTGGTTATTCCTCGGCATAATCTCAATTACGATTCTGGCGGCCGGGGAAGAATCACGGGTTCCACCAATGACCGAGATACATATAGGCGGTACTAATGACCGTTGCAACTCGTAAACTTATAGTCGTCGACTTCTCAGATATGTCCGGCGGGTGCAACAATATCGAGAACCCGAACAACCTCTTCAAAAATCAGATTTGCGATGAATCAATAGGTTTTGCTCTCAAAAAATCCGGATTGGTGAAACAACCCGGAGCGGTCGGATTGTCTTCCTCCATTACATTCACCGATTATCTGCGGGGTCTTTTTTCACATCGGCAATTTTCAGGAACCGAAAGTCTTTATGGGGTTTCCGGAGGAGTTCTTTCGCTTATATCAACTACAGATGGATCGTTGACCTCAAAATATTCTATGGGCGGATCCAACAATGAGGTGTGGTCGTGCGATGCCTATGGTAAAAAGTTCGTATGCAACGGAAATTCCACGATAAAGATTGAGGGTATGACCTCCTATCAGGTTGGCATCAGTGCACCTACGGGCGCCTCGGCAGCGGCCACGGCGGGCTCCGGGCTTCCAGACGGTACCTACGGCGTCTACGCGGGCTACGCAAGGTCTGTTAGCGGTATGAACGTGCTCTACAGCGTAGGCCAAAGCCTTGGAGATATTGTTTTGGGAAGCGGAAGCAATCGCATCACCATAACATTTCCCAATAGTTCCGATCCACAGGTGAATAATAAAGTGATCTGGATAAAATCACCTGGAGAACTGATTCACTACTTTTTCCAGGAAACGGGAGATAATACCACTACGGCTATTGTCGTGAGTTCTGCATCGGCAAAACAGACTGCGATCGTTTATGAATACGCGGCCGCGGATAACGGACTTCCGCCAGCGATCACCTTCATTTATTCTTTTGCCGGGCGTCTTTGGGGGATAATCGACAATATCTTTTACTACAGCAACGATGGAACATTTTCCCAATATGCCGTGGAAACATTTTCAACAAAAAATAATCGAGTTACTCCCTATAAACTGACAGGTATTTTTTCCGTTGGTCAAAATCTGTTTTTCAATACTGATAACGGAATACTCATCCTTCCCTATGGCGACGTGAATCAAAAAGAGTTTCTCATTGAAACCCGGTGGCACTTTTTCGATATGAGGACCGTCGCATCTTGGAATAACGGAGTTATCGGATTGACAAATCAGGGTATACGTCTTTTTGACGGACAGCAGTTCACCACCTTCAATTATGCATATCCGATTCAGGAAAAAATCGATAAAATATATAGTTCATCCACTGATTTCATACCGTGCGGTTTCGTTTTAAGAAAAAAGAATCGCGATGAATACCATTTGATGTTTCAGGACACCACTCTTTCAGTGATTGTAAATACCACTCATGCGGTTCTCAATCTTTCGAGTGCGTTATGGGGAGATTCGAATAATTATCTTCTCGCATGGGAATATCAACCGATATCCGGTAATTATGCAGTGGTATTTGAAGGTAATAATACTCTTTATATAGGTCAATCAAACGCTTCGGCAAGCAAGGTGTATAGAGAAACCATTACCACTTCGCAAATTTCCGATGTTTACGATTCTTCCGGGACTCTGATTTCTACGGCAACCGACAAACAGTCATACCTCAAAAGTCGGTATCATATCGAGAACGTCGCCGGGAGAATGCGCTTCAATAAGTTCTATTGTAATGTGAAAAATGAGTATCCATTTACAATTTGTGTTTCTTCGGGTCAGGATAACGAACGGACTACCGGAGAACTAACCATTCCCCCGAGCGGAGGATCATCGGTTTTATGGGATGAAGCACTATGGGACGATGCAAGTTTCCCTTCCGAAACCGGAGGAGTAATAAGGAAAAAGATGCCGTCTCATTTCTGGTGTAAATCTGTCTTCATTGAGATACGGCAATCGGCGAATGATATCAATTTCAAACTTCTTCAACTCGCTCTTATCGGAGAGGTGGAAACGAGTAACTATTCATGAAAAGTAAAAAAAATTTTCTGGCTTTGATGTGGGTAATAATTATTATTGCCCTTGCGTTCGCGGCGAACAAAGTGACGGTTCCCAATCGAGCTGTTGCACATACCGCCATTTCTTCTTCTCAATTCAATGCCAACCTCGATACTATGGCTGGAGGAATAAATCAGATTTGCGATACGCTGAATAACAACGTCCCGCGATATACTCAAAACGCAACTACTCACGACAAGATAATTCCTTATTTGAGGGTTGACACAATAAGAAGCAACCCAAGCATTGACAGCATAGCAGGAAATCCTTGGATAAACGTTGTTAACACTGATTCTATACGTTCAAGATCTGGATTGTTTACCGGTGTATTGAATTCTGATTCGGCATATTATTCAACAGGAATGAGAACGTCAAACGGAACCTTTACGGGAACATTGACAGCAACGAGATGTGAGCGGGGGATGGCAACTTGTACATTGTCGGCAGGTCCAGGAGTAACGTTTAGTATGCCTGACGGGACCGTCGATACTACCGGATATTTGTACTGGACTAAAATAGGTGGCATGGTGTCTGGATACCTTTACAGTATCCGTACTATGGTCACCATTGCTGATTCGAACGTAGGTTCTGTGACGATAAGAAATTTTCCAGCGGAAATAGCTAGTGTTCCTTTTAGTTTTATTCCAATAGAATCTTCTACGGAATCTACAGTTGGAAGAATTCAAGACACCCTTGGGTCCAGATGGATATTATGTGTTGAATATCAAAATGCATACATTCGAGGAGTAAGAGAAGGCGGTGGAGCAAAAACACAATTGAGGTATGTAACGTTTACTTACTATATGGATTTGTTTTAATGCCCAATCAAATAATTAATATTTCCCCAACGATGACCAATCTCCTCGGGTCTTTTACCGAGGATTCGGTAATAATTCTGTGTGATACCAGTTCCGGAGAATTTTCATCCGAAATACC